TGTTCCTGCAAACACTTTGATCCTACATGCAGGTTTTGAAGTTGTAACTGCAATGGCAGGTACTACTACAGACTCCTCGATTCACGTAGGTATCACAGGAACAGACGTAGACATTTTTGCTACGGCATTTGATCTTGACGGTGCATCAGTAGGAGATCACACTCCTGCTATTACATCTTCAGGTGTATGTTCTAACCTACCATCGTTTACTGCAGCAGCAGACACTATTGACGTAGAGATTCATGCGTCAGGTGGAACCATCACTGGTGGTATCATACGTGTGTACGCTGTCTGTATAATGATGGATGACGTATCACAGTCAACATCTGCTAATGAAGTAGATCGTGATCTACTAGCATAATACTTTGGGGGCTGGGCAACTGGCCCCCTTATTACATATTAGGAAGTACTTATGGCAGAAACATTTCTTACACTGACAAACAAAACACTAGTTAGGATGAATGAGGTAGAACTTACTTCTTCTAACTTTGCAAGTCCAAGAGGCGTACAAACACAGTGTCAGAATGCTGTCAATGAATCCATAAGATATATTAATCAGAGAGAGTTTGCTTATCCTTTTAACCACGCATCAAACTCCTCTACACTTACTCCTGGTGTTTCTAAATACACTGTGCCAACAAGTACAAAGTATATAGACTACAACACAGCAAGAATAAAAAAAGATGAAGATTTAAGTTCAGCAGGTAATAGTCTGACTAAACTAAACTACAACGAATACATATCAAGAGACTACGCTGTACAAGAGGATGACGTTTCATCTACAACCGTCAATGCAACAGATGGTTTATCAGCAGCAGTCACTACAATAACAGTTGCATCTACCACAGGGTTTGATTCTACAGGCACTCTGTTTATAGGTGGAGAGCAAATAACTTACACAGGTATATCAGGTAATGATTTTACAGGATGTACTAGAGGTGCAAACAGCACAACAGCAGCAGCTATTGCAAACAGCACAACAGTTACACAGTTTTCAAAAGGCGGTATCCCTAGATTTATAGTACGTACTCCAGATAACAATTATATACTGTACCCTTTCCCTGACAAACAATATACACTAGTCTTTGATTACTTTACATTCCCCTCTGACTTATCTGCATCTACAGACACAACCACAATACCTGACAGGTTTGCAAGTGTTGTAGTAGATGGTGCAGTAGCCTACGTATATCAGTATCGTGGAGAGATACAACAATATCAAGTAAACTTTGAACGATTTCAACAAGGCATAAAAAATATGCAAACACTTGTAATAAACAAATACGACTACGTAAGATCTACATTAATGGGCGGTGCGACAACAACGTATAATCCTGTACTAAGAGTATCTTAAAATGCCAGATACATCAACACTACAACCAGCAGCTTTTAACTGTGAGGGTGGGCTAGTTTTAAACAGGTCCACCTTTCTTATGCAGCCAGGTGAAGCTTTAGTTTTAGAAAACTTTGAGCCTGACGTTGAGGGTGGTTACAGACGTATAAATGGTTTTCGTAAGTATGTTAATCAGGTAGTACCCCAAACTGCTAACTCAACTGAAAAAGTTTTAATGTCAGTTAGATTTGCAGATAGAGTGGTTGCAGCTAGAGGCGAAAGAATATACAGTGCAGGTTCTACAGAACTATCACAGAAAATATTATCTACAACTTCTATGTCGGGATCAGGTACACTAAACGTAGACTCCACTGCAGGTTTTGCATCTAGCGGCACATTATTAATAAACAGTGAAGAGTTTACTTACACAGGTATAACCAGCACAACCTTTACTGGTGTTACTAGATCTACATCAAGCACAACTGCAGCCAATCACGCAATAGACGATGCTGTGTCAGAGAACTGGACACAGAGAGATACAAGTAGAACCAGCGCAGACAAGTATGACTTTGAAAGATTTAACTTTGATGGTAACGAAAAACTAATATGTGTAGATGGTGCAAACGCCCCTGTAGTATTTAACTCATCAATGACAGCTACAGATGTAAGCGAAAGCACTGTGGCAGGATCAAAATTTGTAGCTGCTTTTAGAAACCATATGTTCTACGCAGGTAAATCTACAACAGCATCAACTATAGTATTTAGTGAGCCATTTGATGAAGATGGTTTTAACTCAGGAGATGGCGCTGGTAGTATCAATGTAGACGATACTATAGTAGGACTAAAAGTTTTTCGTGATAACTTATTTATATTCTGTGAAAATAGAATATTTAAACTGACAGGATCTGCCCTAGCTAACTTTGCTGTAGAACCTGTAACTAGAAACATAGGTTGTGTAAACGGTAATACTATCCAAGAGTTTGCAGGTGATCTAATCTTTCTTGGACCAGATGGTTTACGAACTGTTGCTGGTACTGCTAGGATTGGTGACGTTGAACTAGGTACTATATCTAAGAACGTACAATCTTTGTTTGACGAAAACATAACTGACTCTAGTATTTTTGAAAGTGTAGTTATACCAGACAAGACACAGTACAGAATATTCTTTACAAAGGATACTGTTTCAGCAAAAAGAACTAAGGGTGTCATCTGCGTTATGAAAGGTGATGGCTTTGAGTTCTCTGAGTCACTAGGCATTAAACCGTCATGTTCAGATACCCATGTAGAAGCAGGAGATGTAATAGTTATACACGGTGGTTTTGATGGATTTGTACATAGGCAAGAAAAAGGTAATAGCTTTGATGGTACAGCTATACTAGGCAGATACAGAAGTCCAGATTTAAACTTTGGAGATGTAGGTGTAAGAAAAACAATGCACAGAGTTATTCTTAACTACAAGCCTGAAGCTAACATCAGCGCAGATTTACTTTTAAGATACGACAACGATAGTGTGGGTGCATCAAGACCTGCAGCTTACAGTTTAACAACCGCCACAGTGGGAGTGCAGTATGGTACTGCTGTTTATAGTACCGCCTCTTCTACTACACAATTTGTTTATGGCGGTGGTTCACAGCCTCTAGTAAGACAACCTGTAGAGGGTTCAGGTTTTACTGTTGCGCTAAAGGTAGATGATAGTGGTGAATCTCCACCATATTCACTAAAGGGATTTCAATTAGAATATCAAGTAGGAGCTAGACGCTAATGGGTGCTAATTACACAAGACAGTCAACTTATACAGAGGGTGACATAATCCAAGCATCAGACACGAATGACGAGTTTGATCAGCTTCTTGCTGCATTTGCTGCTAGTACAGGACACACACACGATGGTACAACAGGAGAAGGTGGCCCTATTAGTACACTAGCAGGGCATGGAATAACCTTTGGTGCTGGCACTGCTGGTACAGACATTACAATTACCTTTGATGGCGAGACTAATGACGGTGTACTAAAATGGATGGAAGACGAGGATTACTTTGAGTTTTCTGATGATATACTTATTGCTTCGACAGAAAAGATACAGTTTCGTGATACTGCTATTTCTATTAACTCTAGTACTGATGGTCAGCTTGATATTGTTGCTGATACTTTGGTTCAAGTTGCCAGTGCTGCATTTACTGTGGACGCAAGTGGAGACATAACTTTAGATGCAGGTGGAGCAGACGTTGTACTAAAAGATGATGGAACTACGTTTGGTAGTTTGACTAACAGCAGTGGTGAGCTTGTAATAAAGTCTGGATCAACACCAACAGCAGCATTGACATTTAGTGGTGCTAATATTACTGCAGAGGGTAACTTAACTGTAGATGGTAACTTAGATGTAACAGGCACATTTGATCTTAGTGACTCTAACTTTACCAACGCAGGTAACATACAACTAGACAGTATCTCTGGAGATGCAGATACTAACACGAGCATTACGTTTAGCGGATCTGATGTAATTACAGTTGCGACAGGTGGCACTACATCTTTCACTGTAGATGCAAGTCAAAACATTTTGATGAACGCTGCACAGAAAGTACAGTTTAGAGATACTGCACTTACTATCCACTCCAGCGCAGACGGTCAACTAGATATCAATGCTGATACTGAGCTTGAGATAACAGCACCTACTGTTGACATTAATGCTAGTAGCGGAGTAGACATCAGTGCTAACTTAACTGTTGGCGGTACTACCACACTTGGAGCTACATCTTTTGGAGATGCTAATATTACAAACGTAGGTAGTATTGCTCTTGACACCATTACTAACGATGGAACTGATATTACTTTAGATTCAGGCGGTGACATTATACTAGACGCTGCAGGTAACGAAGTATTTTTTAAAGCCTCTGGTACAACAATACTTGAACTTAAAAACGATTCTACTGACGCAGTATTTACAGTAAGCACAGCAGACAAAAATTTTACTATTAAAGGCACAGATGGTTCTAGTGCTATTACTGCTCTTGATATTGATATGGCTCTTGCAGGTAAGGCTACATTTAACGGTGATGTAGTTGTGGGTGGTGATCTTACTATCACTGGTGATGATCTTGTAATGGGTACTAACACTTCAGGTGCTTTGCTTATTGCAGATGGCACAAACTTTAATCCTACTGTCGTGGGTGATTTATCTGAGATTAGTACGGTAGCTAACGATGACGTGTTTCTTGCTGTAGATACATCTGGTGGTGGTCTTAAAAAGATTACACGTAGTACCATAATATCAGGTCTTGCCGTATCTGGTTCATCCATAGCTAACGTAGTAGAAGATACTACACCACAGCTAGGTGGTTCTCTAGATGTTAACGGAGAGGACATTGTATCTGTATCAAACGGTAACATTACTATCACACCAAATGGTTCAGGTGTTGTTAGAATAGATGGCTCTAATGGTATTGATATGCAGTCAGGTGCTATCTCTATTAAGAACTCTGGATCACAGTCATATGTTAGATTTTACTGTGAGTCTAGCAACGCACACTATGCTCAACTACAAGCTCCTGCTCACTCAGCATTTAGTGGAAACATAACACTAACACTACCTGCCACTACAGATACGTTAGTAGGTAAGACCACTACAGATACACTAACAAACAAAACATTTGGTGACAATGTAAGCTTTGGTGATAACAACATCACTAACGTTGGTGACATTGCACTGGACTCTATTAGTGCTGACGCTACAGATATTAACGTGGCTGTCACTGATAACTCAGCCACTGCATTTACAATCAAACAAGGATCAGATGCTTATCTTATAATTGATACGGCTAACAGCAGTGAGTCTGTATCTATTGGTACAGGTATATCTGGTACAGCTATTACATTAGGTCACAGCACCTCAGAAGTTACAGTAGCAGACAATCTTACAGTTACAGGTGACTTGACTGTATCAGGTACAACTGTAACGGTAAACTCTACTACTGTAAATCTTAACGATCACAACATTGTTCTTGACAGTGGTAACAGTACATCTGCTGTAGTTAATGGTGCAGGTATTACGATAGAGGGCGGTAGTGGTGACGATGCTACGTTTACTTACAATACTACAGGTCCAAAGTTTGAGTTAAAGCTGGGTTCTAATCACGAGGACTTACAGGTTGATCAACTTATAGCAGCATCTTTAGATATATCTGGTAACGTAGATGTAGACGGTACACTTGAAGCAGATGCAATTACAGTAAACGGAACTGCTCTTAATACAGTTATAGCAGGTGTTACTGTCACAGACGCAACAAACTCTGCACACGTACTCGTTACAGATAATGAAAACACAAACGAAAATAACTTAATTACATTTGTAGAAAACGCCACATCTAGCACAGGTAATGTTGGCCTAGAAATGGATGGCGATTTAACCTACAACCCAAGCACAGGTAACTTAACAACAACAAAAGTTACAGCTAACGGTGGTGTAGTTGTTGACAACATAACTATTGATGGCACAGAGATTGATCTTAGCTCTGGAGACTTGACAGTTGATGTAGCTGGTGATATAATACTAGACGCAGGTGGTGGTGATGTAAAGTTTGCTGCTGCAGGTACAGAGATACTCAGTGTCACTAACTCATCTAGTGATGTAATTATTAAACCTATCGTGGATGCTAAAGATATAATCTTTCAACAACGAGATGGTACAGAGGTAGCTAGGATAGAGGACAATGGTACGTTTAACGTTGTCACAGATAAACTAGCAATAAACGGAACTGCTGTAACTGCCACTGCAGCAGAACTAAACTTGATAGATGGTGGTACTTCTGTTGGTAGTTCAATAACACTAGCAGACGCTGATGGTTTTATAGTTAACGATAATGGAACAATGAAAACTATTCCAGCATCAGATGTAAAAACGTATGCTAGCGGTAGCTCTGCTACTAAAGGATTTGCTATTGCTATGGCAATAGTATTTGGATAAAAAGGAAAAGGTAAATGGCAACTCCAAATATAATTAATGTAGCAACTATTACACCAAAGGTGGCAGTTGGTGCAGTGACAACAAGTAGAGCAGACATCGTTGATGTACCTGCAGAAAACTGTGCAAAGATAAACACACTAATGATATCAAACATAGATGGTACAAATGCTGCTGACATTACTGTTGAGGTAAGTGTAGATAACGGATCAAACTATGTTAAGATAGCTAACACAATATCTGTACCTGCTGATGCAACACTGGTTGTTGTAGGTAAAGACAATGGATTTTATTTAGACGAAACAGATCTACTTGCTGTTACAGCT